GTCCCCGTAGTGCCGTGACGCATTTGGATTTGACCCAACTAAAACAAACTTCACAAAGCACTCAGCACAATAATGATGCTTGACAGGATACTCTTTTCCATTGACAAACATGGTTGTTGTTTGCATTGGCTTTTGAATGCGATGATAGTACCGTCTGTAACCATAATTCCATACATATTCGCACACTGCTTCAGTGTCGTAGTAGCAGTTTGCGTTCGCACAGTCACCCATTATATACTGGAATTCAAAGCGCTTGTCAACATAGCGCTCAGTAAACACTCCGTACAATGTAGCCACCATCTGCCCCGCAATGTAAAACTGGCTCACACATTTGCTAAACAGCACGCACGTCTCTTTGAAGCTTACAAGATTGTCTTTGTTGCCAAGCCGGTCAACAATGAGAGCAATGAGTTCGCTTGGCAAGTCGCAAATATTGAGAACGCAATCTTCGCACATCATCATTGCTCTTCGCTTCTCGCTCTTTTCGCTTTATGCTCTTTGCTTATTGCTCTTTTCGCTTGTCGCTTTATGCTTTTTTGTCCGGACTATAAATAAATAAAAAAAAAGTATTCAATTTTTATAATGTATATCATTCAACACACAACAAATTACCATCATTTACCAAGCATTTTAATTTGAAACTTGGTTAATGGTTGCACAGTGCCTGATCCATAATAAGATGTTGAAGATGGGTATGGTGCGCTATTAAAAATCACATGCACATTTTGTTGACGTCTGTCATAAGAAGTCCAATAGCGATGCGAAGCATTCTTGTTGTCACCCACCAAAACATATTTCTTGAAGCACTCGCAACAATAATGAGACCTAAATCGTTGTTTCTTTCCAGTAACCCACATTGTAGTAATGTTCAACGCTGGTTGCCGTTCAGTATGCTCATATGCCAGTGAATTAGCCTCCCATATATATAGCACTGCTGCTTCCGTGTCCTTCACACAATCAGGATTGATACAGTATTCACGATTGGTCGGAACAAATTTCTCAAAAAACTCATGCAACCTTTTTTTAGCGACCGAAAATGAAACATGGTCGTTTGAATTAATGCTTGACATAGTTTGTTTTTGAGAACTATAAACAATTAGTAAAAAAATCAATTTTTTTTAACAACACATATAACACAGTAGCATCACTCATTTACCGAGCATTTTAGTTTGATTCTCAGTTAGCACATGATCTTCACCAGTAACACAATTGTACCATGTAGAAGGCCAAGGTTCATTGTGAAAGTAGACCTCTACCTGTTGAACTCCGTCACAATAATTCCCATAGTGCTGCGACGCATTTTTATTTTTTCCCACCAAAACATGTTTCTTGAAGCACTCGCAACAATAATGAGACCTTATCCAATGTGGCTTTCCATTCACCCACGCAGTTGTAATGTTGAGCGCTGCCTGCCGATCAGTATGTTCGTAAGCCAATGAGTGATCCTCCCATATGTATAGCACTGCTGCTTCCGTATCCTTCACACACTCTGGATTGATACAATAATCTCTCTTGGTCGGAACAAACTTCTCAAAAAACTCTTTCAACTGCTCTCTGGCAACTGAAAATGAAACGTGATCGCTTGACATAGTTTGTTTTTGTTTTTTTGTCCGGACTATAAACAAATATAAAATAATAAGTAATCAATTTTTTAAAACTATAACAACAACTCTTATATAAATATATACTTCATCTATATAGTCATAATTGTGCTTAACATTTCTCAAGTCTCCAACTAAAACAAATTTTTTTAAGCATTCGCCACAATAATGTGTATTAAGACAATTAATTTATTTAAGGCAAATTATCTGATTTTAAACTATGTTGTTAAATTATTTATTTATCCTTTAGGAAAATATTATTTATATATATATATATATAATGGAACCAACGGGAGACGCGATGCCTCCAATCAAGGAAGCCCCACCAAAATATGGAATGAACTACTGCAATACAGATTTAGATGAATTTATAGAGGCGTTAAAATTACAGGATATTCAAAATAGAGAAAGACTTCCCGTTAGCTATAGAGACGACGTTTTAACTACTAGTATAGTTCTAACCTCGATTGATCCTAAGTATGTACCCCGCTTATTTGTTCCCAATAGCAGCAACTTGTTAAATTTGCATAGTAGTCTTCCAGAAAAAACAAATATATATAAAAAAATAAATGATGAATTACGATTACAAGGTTTAAAAATTATTGATATAACAATACTAAATAGAAAGACCTATGAATTACTGATTTATATGGAACTAACGGGGGACACGATTCATCACATCGAGGATCCAACAGGAGGTAGAGGTACAAAAAACCGATCTAGAAAAATAAGAAAATCTATAAAAAGAAGAAAATCTATAAAAAGAAGAAAATCTACAAAACATAAGAGATATACAAAAAAAAGGAGATAAATATACTGTTTAATTTTATTTAAAAAATTAAAATAAAATTAACTAATTATACCAATTGTGAAGAATGCGTTTTAAATGTGAAGATTTTTAAATAGTATATTTGAATCATTATGCAAATATATACTTACATCTTGCGTAAGTTATATTTACTTCATCTATATAGTCATAATTGTGCTTAACATTTCTCAAGTCTCCAACTAAAACAAATTTTTTTAAGCATTCACCACAATAATGTGTATTAAGACAATACTTTTTTTCATTAATTAAGAGTGTTGTTTTTTTCAAGGCAAATTGCTTAATATGAACATAACTATCATAACCATTGCGATAATGTTTATAAAATACTTCCTTAGTATCATCGGCACAATTAATATTAATGCAAAATGTTCTTGGGAAAAATTGTCTAAGCCTATAAGACAGCATAAGTTTGGCAATTGACAACTTGGAAACGCTATTATAGTTACTTAAACAAGTTCTCTTAAGGAGAGCAAGATAATAATAATGTTTTACAAAACTTAAAATAATTGCAATAACATCATTATTTAACTCGCAAAAAGCGATAGTCATTAGCCAATAAGTTTTTTATATAAATAGTTTGACCCGCAATATAAAAAATTGTTTTTTTTAAATAAGCAATCAATTTTTTATACGTGATTTATGTTATTTTATTTACAAAATGTCACATTAACTTGTTCGGGAATACGATAATTATGCGATGCCTTTTCATTATTACCGACCAAGACATTTTTTTTAAAACACTCACAACAATAATGCGATCTAACACTATAGACTTTATTATTAACTACTATATTTGAACTGTTTAATGGTTTTTGCCAACTATGTACGTAACGCCTATTATAATAATTATGGACATTTATAAATAAATCTGCCGTATCATCATAGCAACAAATATTTACACAGAATCGCCGCTTAGTAAATTTTTTCAAGTTTTTGGCTAGCGTGCGTTTAGCAATTGTAAATCTAGTTGCTTTATACAAGATAAGAGAAGACCTGTTCATATTTATAAGGTCTATACAATTAGGTATATTTGTAATAATAAGTTCCATAATATCGGTTGGCAATTGGCAAATCATTTTTCGAGATACGAAAGAATATTTCTTTACAGAAAATATATAAATGACAATCAATTTTTTACAACACTATCAATTTTGTTTCTGTAAATAATCTACTGCTTTTAGGATAATTTCTTCTTCAGAATTTAATTTTTGAAATATTATATTTTCATTTAAATATAGTGTAATAAAATTATGATTATAACCTTTTAATATTAATGCTAATCCTTTACTATGTATTTTAATATCACATAATAGTGCGCCATTTGTTATTTTAATAGAATCTATTTTATTTAAATTTATCCATCTTAAATTTCTACCGTATTTTAAATCTTTAATATTATCTATGTAAATATAACCATTTAATTTTTTATGATAACTTTTTAAATCTTCTCGTTTTAAACCTAATTCTTGTAAGATTTCATTTTTTTTTTGTTTGATTTCTTGAATATTTGTATTTATAATATTTAAATTATCATCGTTTTCAAGTGCTTGTTGTAATAAGTCAATATTCATAATCTATATATAAAATATTTATAATTTTATATTTTATATTTTATAGTTATATAATATAGTTATAAAATGAAAATAACATTCAAAAATAATAATGTATATTATTATCATTATAAAATTTTTAATTGGGAATTAAGTATTGCTTTAGTTCCTATTGTTTTTTTATTAATATTTTATTTTAATAATTATATTAAATATGTAAGTTTAATTTTTTTATTAATTGGAATTGTTGGAATAATTGATTCTTATTATAAGAGTAAAAAGGAAAAATTATTAGGCATTTTTACGTGGGGGACAATTATGCACTCTGTTGGTTTTTACCCATTATTAGATGTTACAAAATACTTTGAATACAATAATATTATATATATATTTGGACTAATAGCACTAGCAATAACATATTTTTTACCATATTGGCCTTATAGGGTATCAAGACACTTTATATATATAGTAATATTTTTGTTATATTTAAGTTATATATTATATCATAATGTATTGAAAAATAATTATACCATAAATAAAATAATAAAAACAAAATAATAAAAATCTCTATTTAAATTTATTTCTTAATGTATAAAATTTTTTTTTTAGGTTTTTTCTAGGATTTTTTTTTGATTTTTTACTTTTTTTGTTTTTTTTACGCTTTCCGCCTTCTAATCTTTCTATTGCTTTATATCCACCTTCAAGTTTACCTTCATCTTCATCTTTGTCAAAAAAAAATCCAGAAATACTTTTAATACTTTCAGTAGGACCAAAAACAGTTCTCGACCAACCGGGCGGCGGCGGGCGAGGTCTAGAAACATCTATTGGTGTCACCGGTAAATTATTATTGATTGGATAATCATAAAATTCCTTTTGTAAATATTCGAGCAAATTCCAATATATTGGTGGGTCTGGTAATTTTTTGTAATATTTTTGCGCATCAGTCATCTTTCTAAACATCGCAAGCATTCTAGCAATAGAGAATTCTAAACTTGGATTGATTCTTCTACTATTCCACTTTGCAAATAATTTCTGCCACGACGACGAACTTTGAAATAAGGAATGAAGTATATTAACTGATTTTGTAAAATTTCTTCTAATATTTGGATCCTGCGAACTTTGAATAGCAACAATATCCATAACACTATCACCTATTTTATCTCTATCTCTCCTAAACTCTTCGATTTCTAATAATCTTAAACGAAAACAATGCATATAATAACTATACTTCCATAAGTAATAACTATGAGGCAAGTTAAGAGAATGCGATATTCCCTCATCGGCTCTTACATATTCTGGCTTCATCATTCCTTTAATTTGATCGATATAATCACTTATAGTCTGTATTATATCAAATATAAGATTTAACGTGTTACTTATATTATTCTGCTGTGCATCTATTGAGGGAAATTTATCTGCTACAGTATCATATGGATTTATATAAAATTCTATTATGCTAAGTATTTCTGTATTTACGTTTGCCATTTTTTTATTTATTTCAAGTAAAATAGTATCTATTTCAGCTATATCTGTCTTATTTTGTAATCTTAATTGAATATCATTTTTTGCTTCTGCATCGGCTTGCGTCAAATTTTGTAAAATTTGTTCGGTTTGCTCGTTTCTTTGTAAAAGTGCAGCGTTATATGAAGACATTATTTTATATATTATATATATAAAATAATATATAATATATAAAATAATATATAATATATAATATATAAAATAATATATAAAATAATATATAAAATAATATATAAAATAATATATAAATATTTTATATATTATGTTTTTTGAATTTAAACATTTGAAAAATTCAAATATGAATTATTTTGAACATATGCTAATTTCTTTAAATTATTCTTTTATATTATTTGTTTCGTGTTTGAAAGCATTAATTCATTCATTTATTCCTGATTTATTTGTTACATCAACGAGCGAATGTATAATAGAAATTAATAAAAAATTAGAAACACATAATAAGAAAGATTATGAAGAAAAATTGAGTAGTTTATATTATTGAAATAAGAAAATAATAGAAACAATAATATGAATATAGATGAAGAGTTAATTGCTACAATGAAAAAAACTATTAAAGCTATTGTTATGAATAGCGATAATATTACAAAATATTTAGATTTATATAATTATTCTAGCGATTTTTATGAAACTATGGACGAATATATTTTAGATAAATATAATTATGAATTATTTGGAAGAAGTGCGTTTTGGAAAGAATTTGAAAGTATTGGACTTAAAGAAATTCATAATTTTATACCTGCTATTATAAATATATCGCATCGCTATAGTAATTATTATGATGTTATTAGTTGGATTCAAAATGGAGAATATTATAAATTAATAAGTTTGTATGCTTTAAGCACGTCATATAATATTATAAAAACTAATATTACAACTATTAAAATGACTTGGTTTAATAATGATGCCGCACATCTTTCTAATGCTAAATAATAATATGCTTTATTTATATATTTTGAAGATGAGACTATCACAGCAAGTATTTTAATATTTTAATATTTTAATATTTTAATATATTAATATACTATAATATATTAAAAATGGAATTTAGAGATAAACCATATATAACAGCACAACTACCAGCTATAAAAACAAATTATAAACTTGTAAGAGCACTCACAATGACTGTTGATGTAAAAAAAAATATACCAATAGTAGATATTGAAAAATTTATTGGTGAAATTTTTACAGGATTTAAAGTAATTAAACTAACTAAACCTGAGACTAGGGTACATATAAGAGAGTGGGCTGGTATGTCTTCGGCTCTAGTAGTAGATGGCACAAGAACAATTATGGCAAGCCAAATGTATGACGCATCATTTAATCCAAACGACTATAAAGGAGTTGCAACATATAGTCAGTATTATTCTAAAAGAGAAAAAATAGGCGGGAGCAGAATTACTTGGTTAGGTGCGCCTGCTATAGTTTACACTTACAAAAATAGAGCAAGATTATCGCGATTTTTAAACGATTCTCTAGTTCTTAATTTAATGTTTTGGATTACAAGTTTTAGTAGTGCTAAATGTTTTGACGATTATGGTGAAGCAGTAGAGAAGCAGCTTCCTGGATATTTGCGAACCGAACTTTTACAAAAAATTGAAACATATAAAGACCAGGCAATTAGAGATACAGATAACGCCAAAACAAAATACATATTTGCTTTTGATATTGATGATACATTGTGCAAACAAGCTAAAGAAGAAGGAGAAGAAGGAGAAAAAGGAGAAAAAGGAGAAAAGACAAAAAAAAAGACTAAGAAAAAAAAAGATTTATCCATAGAGCAAACAGAGTCCGACTTTATAAAGGAAATTATTGCTAAAATGAAAAAAATTATACAAAGTGAAAATTATGTTTGGATTATAACGGCAAACAACTATCCAAAATATCAATTTTTTGATATATATTTTGTTGATCCTCAAGTTATAGAGTTCTTTAGTAAATCCGAATATTTTTATTATATGAACAATACTAATATTTCACTAATATATGAAGACGCCAAAAAATTTTTCCCAGACGATAAACTTCTTGATAAAAAACTTATTATAGATACGGTTCATAAACTAGGATTAAAACCTCATGCATTATATGCGCAAAGTTTAATTGAAAAATATAACTATAATACAAGACATCCGCGTAGTAAAATAGGTAGTTTTCATATATATTTGTTTGACGATAATGATGCTAGTACACTCAAAGAGAATTGTAATAAATTTAATATAGAATTTAAACATGTTACAGATTTTACTGAAAACGTGCCTGTTTTACTTGGTTATTTAAATAAAATTTTAAGTGAAGAGAAATTTATTTCACCAAAACAAACACCAAAACAAACACCAGAACAAATACCAAGAGATGAAATACAGACAAAAGCAGTAGATTTATATTGTAATAGACACGAAAAATTACAACAATTTTGTATGAAACCAGAATTTCAAAAGAGCAATACATACAAAAATTATTATGAAAATCCAAATCAAACTAAAGATCAGGGAGAGTTTTTAACAAGTTTAGATGAGTCTATTGCACGAATTAGGGAGGAAGATTATAATTTAAAAAAATTTAATAATGAGCACAACACAGATTATTATCAAAGATACAATGAAATGTTTTCTTATGTTTATCCTTGGGATATAGAAGGTATAGAAGTTGGTGCTGTTGATAAAGAGACATTACAAGCAGTAGTAAGTAGAATAACAAAGGAACGACAAAATGTTAAAACTGAATTAGAAAAAATAATCGACGAAGACAACTTGAAAGATAGTTTTAAAAGAATAAATATGATTATATATATTATTATAAATAATCCAGATTATGCAAATATAATTTATGATTATATAAATAATAAAAAAGGTCTAAAAATAACATACACTTTATTTTTATTAACTAAACTAATATTATTGTCAAAATGTAATATAGATGATATATTTACAAATAAAAAATTCGAGTTTTCTCTAAGTGCTGATGAAGAAACCATTAAAAATTTAGTTAAGGAAATTATAAAAATTATGGAGGAACCGTTAGAATTTTATGAATATACTTTTGATGAAAAAGGAGGTTTTGAAATGAAAAGAATTCTATCAGTAACTATAAAGGGCGAAGAGGAAACTAGCAAACCATATAATATGAGGAATAAAGATCTTATGTTATTTCGAGAAGATGATAAGAAAGTTAGAGAAAAATTCAAAAATATTTTGTGCGCAAAAAAATCTGAAATTCAATTAAACAATAAAACAACCTCATATAGACCTTATTCTGTGAGAAATATTTTAACTTCACTAAAGCCGTCTGATGTGAGAAATATTTTAACTTCAATCAAGGAATCAAGAAAACCGATGAAAATGATTACACTTCAGCAACCTTTGGCATGCGGCAACAAAACAAGATATAGAAGAAATAAATCTAGAAGAAATAAATCTAGAAGAAATAAATCTAGAAGAAATAAACCTAGAAGAAATAAATCTAGAAGAAAACATAAAAAAAAATTGATTTCTTTTAAAAAAGTGTAAAGTTTAAAGCTTAAAGTTAAAACTATATAATGGCAACTTCAGCATTAATTTTGTTAACTCTACTTAATAATAGCACAATGTCAAATATGTTTGACATAACAGCACAAGAGAAAAACAAACTTAAACAAATTAAAAAGCAACAATGCGAAAACAGATGCTTTAAAATGAGAGAATATAGAGAAGCAATGTATAAAAATACCCAAAAAACATATAATTTAAATTCTAGACATTATAATTATTTGAATTGTGATATTGTAAAGGAACACAAGCGTTAAAAAAGTTAATAGTGTAATTTAATTAAAAATTTTTTTTTTGTAAGCAATATTATTTATATAAATTTATATAAATAATAAATTTATATAGTATTTATAATATAAATGACTACAACCAATGATTTGTATAATGTAACTTTACATAATTTTGAACAACATAATACTATAAATAATTCAATAGCAAATAGAAATTTTCCATCAAATAATTTAGGAATGAATTTTTCATTTAGACCGGTAAATACAAAATATACTTTAATGCCTACTTATAATCACGCAACGCAATCATCTGTTCCTATAAATAACAATGTATTATATGATGTAAGTACTACATTTTTTCCAGGAACTAGAAAACCACATTTTCGCGGTTTTGCTTCAAATGTTGATAAAGAATCTACTTTAAGAAACCAATTTTTTGCTTTACAAAAAGCAGACCAAGTTGCCTATCTTCCAAATACTTATAGCGACTTATATGAAAATAATATTAATTTTTTAACACAAAATAATAATTTAGACGCACACTTATTATTTAAAGAAGAAAGTTTTAATGATTTCAATCCAAATATATCAGATTCTATTGGAAATGAAATATTCTATAACTCAACACGAGTTCAATTAAAAAATTTAAAATAAAGTTTATTATAATACATAATTATGAAACAAAATATTAAAAATAAGAAGACAAAACAATATAATGTAATTGCTATTGATTTAGAGCAAAAAGAAGTGAAAGAAGTGAAAGAAGTGAAAGAAGTGAAAGAAGTGAAAGAAGTGAAAGAAGTGAAAGAAGTGAAAGAAGTTAAACCAATTGAATCTTTCATAAACAATATAGACTTGTTATATTTAACAAATCAAGTTCAATATGCTAAAACAAACAAGTTAGAAAATTTATTAAGTAATAATAGTTTATTGAAAGAAATTTTTGATAATTTAGAAGACAATATTAATCTATATAAAGAGCAAATTATAAAATACAATAATTCTACTTTAGAAAAACTATTGACAAGAAATACTAGTGAGACTAATACTAATACTAATACTAATGAGACTAATACTAATACTAATATTAATGAAAAATACAAAATGTATTATTTGTTATATGTATTAAATTTAATACTACATTTAAAAGAAAAAAAAATGAAGAATATAATAAAAGAAGAACTAAAAAATTACTCAAACAGCAGTTTAAATAATCAAAATGTTGGTGATTTTAATATAACAACGGAAACAATTAATTGTATGTGCGGAAGTGATACTTCAAAAAAAATACAAAATTTAGATTTATTTGTTGTTAGAAAATCTAACAAAAATAATAAAAAAATACTTCCACAAAAAAGGGAATAATTTTTTTATAATTATATATTAATTAGAAAGATATAATTATAATGATTAATATTAAAAATAATAAATATAAACATTTAACAAGAGCAAAAAAAATATTACCAAAAACATTTAAAAAAATACCAATAAAAGCGCGTTTATATAGACAGAATCAAAGAACAAGTCGTAAATTTAACAAACTTAAATGTTCGCCATATCAAACAAAAAATATAGATCAAGAGTTAAAAGATTTTACTTGCTATTCGAGGAGTAATTTACAATTATTCAAAAATGTATGGAATGCTAATAACAGTGACAAAATAGTGACAAATAATAGCAAAGAAATATGGGAATATTTTAAGAACAAACTTGATAAACAATGTTATAACGAATTATGCTGGTTAGAACATACTCCATTAAATAAAGTTAATAATAGTGAATTATTAGTAAAAGAAATATTTAAACCTTTTTCTCCTGAAAGGTGGACTACAAAACCAAATACTTGGTTATCAAGTGTTGATATAATAAAAATAATGAAGCAATATGAAAAATCAAATAAGAATTTTAAGTTTATAGGACCATCGCCAATAGATTTTGACTCCAAAGAGTTGTTTTCAACTTGTGTATGGGAGCAATTATGTAATTTCAATTTAGAGGAACATATAAAAAATAAAATTAGTAAAATAGGTATAGTATTTAATACTGATCCACATAATAAACCCGGACAACATTGGATAGCATTGTTTTTGGATATAGATAAAAAATTTATTTTTTATTTTGATAGTAATGGAAGTAAAACACCAAAGCAAATAAAAGTTTTAATTGAGAGAATAGTAAATCAAGCACACAATTTAAATATTAAATTAATAGTTGATAATAATGAAGGTTTTACACATCAATATGGAGATGGACAATGTGGAATGTATACATTATATTTTATAATAGAATTATTGCAAGAAAATAAAACATATAATTATTTTAAAACTACACGCATTACAGACGGGACTATGAGAGAATATAGGAAAAAATATTACAATGAGGCAAATATAAGATTGAGTTCGCTATTTAATGATTAATGTTTTATTTGCTCGTGCTCTTCGTGCTCTGCCATTAAATGCGGACTATTAGTTTTTTTTACATTTTTATTCACAGTTTCTAATTTAGTTAATATATATTCTCCACAAGGACCGCAATTGTCTTAATTTGCCAAATCTATTTTTTTGTTTAATTTAATAGCACATCGTTCTTGTTGGTGTTTTGAAAAATTACTTACACTGTTTGAAGCACATTTTACAATTAACAATTTATAAGTATGATTATAAAAGTTGCACTATTTTATCATAATATGCTTTGCTAATTTCGCATCCTTTAAAGTTGCGTTTAGTGTTTTTAGACGCTAGTGCCGTAGTTCCTGACCCCAAAAATGTATCTAATACTATATCGCCTTCTTTTGAATGTTTTTTTATGAGTTCTTCAAACAGTGCCAAACTTTTTTGTGTAGGATGAAACCTATTTTTTCCGCCTTGTAATGGGTAATGATATATTCCGTTGTCATACGCACTGTTAAATGTTGGACAACCATCTTTAACGCCTAATAGCGCAATCTCTCTACAATTTGTTAAATAATTTACTTTACTATTTCTTGGTTGTGGATTTGTTTTGATCCATTCAATAAATCTAATTTGTTTGAAATTATATTTTTCTAGCAAATCCTTTAGGTTTGTGATTTTCCATAAGTCAAAGAACATTATTAATGTTCCTCCTTTTTTTAATACTTTATAATAAAGTTCAATGAATTTTTCTAAAATAGTCAAAGTAAAATCACTATCCCAATTTCCATAATCAGTTTTAACACAATATTTTTTTCCATATAGCGAACCATATTTTATATAATTGTTTTTTTGCGAATCATCTTCAATAGCGTTTTGCTCTTTATAATTGAGCCATTGCTCTTCTGACTTAACTTCGTTAATATTGTTTTCTTCATTATATTTAACATTATTATAATGTTTATCTAGACCACTTGTTTTAGATATAATATATGGTGGGTCTGTTAATATTAAATCAATAGAGTTGGGGTCTAATGTTTTCAAGTATTCGAGTCCGCACATATTTTCAACACTAATAGAAGGATTAGTAATGCTTTTATTAATAACTTGAAGTTCGAGTAATTTAATTAACGCGTCTTTGCTCTTTGATTTATAATTTGTAATTCCTTGTTGCTCGCATTGTACCATAAGCTGTGCTTTTGTTAATTTTGCTAACTCCATAACTTGCTATAATGCTATACATAATATAACATATTAATTATTCAATTTTTAAATTTTTTATAATTACTATGTTATATTAATTATAAAAAATTTTTAATTCCTACGTCTGTGTCTTGTAATTCTTTTTCCACGACTATGTTTCTTTATAAAACCCTTTCTTCTGGTTTTTATTGCTTTATAGTATTTGCCTTGGCCACGTGGGGCAACATCGAGCAACTGTAATATTGAATTTATCTTATAATCGTCTTGCTGTTTTTTGATAAGTTTAAGTTGGTTTTGCTTGTATTCTTCAAGTTTTTTTGCCTCATATTCTTGCTGCCGTTGTCTAGCATTTTCTCTCATTACTCTCATAAAGTAGTCAGAACTTGGGCTGGACGATCGCCCCATCGCACTAGGGTAGGTGTATGCGCGCGCAGGCATTGTTTTATATATTAAAACAATAAAAAAAAAAATGAAAAAATCACTAAATATAAAAGTATTATGTTAGCTAATTATATATTAGATTATATACATATTTATTCTAAAAGTATTAAGCAAAATCGCGTTCCCATATTTCGCGTTTTGGTGCCATTCTTCCTAGCTCCCAGTCTGGGTTTGCGTTCATAGCTTTAAGAAGTCCATCATAATCTATATCTGGTTGTGAAGTCATTTTATTTAACAACATAA